TCGACGGTCGGCCGATAATCGTATTCCTCGCGGTCAGCGTGACCCATTGCCGCCGCCGCCTCCGGGGCGCGGTGGGCCAGCTGGCAGTGGCGGCCCGCCCGGTTCACCAGGCATCGGCGGTTCGATCTCGCGTTGCAAGCCCGCGACTGCCGCCTCGTGCACCATTTCGCCCAGCTCGCCGTCGTCGAAGTCCTCGATCGCCGCCTCGATACCGGGATACATGAACGGGTTCTCGATGAGAAAATTCTCGCGCGCTTTCTTCAGCACGGCCGGCGACATCAGCCCGGCCTGCACATCGAAATTATGCGCCTGCGCCACCTTGAGGTTGATGTCGGCCTTTTCCTTGTCGTCCATCTGCCACAGGCTATCCCAGTGGTAATGAATATCCGGATCGCGGCTGCCGAAGGTGTGGCGGATGAGAATGTCGTCGAGCCGCGCCATGGCCGGGGTCAACCGCACGGTCTGGTCCGCGGCCAATCGATCGTAGTAGTTGCGCGTATCCGAATCCCCGGTGGCGTCCAGGCCCTCGGGCGAGCGCCCGAGCAGGCGCGTGGCGGGAATATCGGCCGCGCCACAGGCGATGGTCAGGTAGCTCATCAGCACCCGATCCATGTTGGTGAGGCGCAGCTCGCGCCGCTCCCACTCCTCCTCTTTGTCGAGCATCACTGAATTAACCACCGACTTCGCGGCGTTGGCATTGGAGAAGCGATCAACCAGCTTCTTGGCGCCCTCGGTGGTCTCCATCATCGCTGAGAGACCTTTGATTTTAATGATATCGAATTTGAGTTCGCCGATCGCGGCGGACACCGAGGAGGCAACCAGGCCTGCGTTTTTCACCGCGGTGTCGACCACCTGCAGCACGCTGTCGCCCCACGGATCGGGGGCGAATTCCACGGCCGGGTAGTCGCAGCCGATCAGGCGCACGACGCGGCTGGGATGGATATAGACCGCCGAGCCCGGCGGCAGGCCCTTCATCGCCGCCTCCAGCTGCTCGACGTTGCCGATCTGCGGCGGCAGCGGCACGTTGGCGCGCATGTACCATTGCGGCAGGCCGAAGTAGGAATTGCTGATGTCGCGGACCAGCGGGCCGGCGGCGAGGTGCCAGCGATCGACCACATGCACGAACTTGAGGTCGCCCTTGCCGACGCGATCGACGTCGAGTTCCTCGCCCCAGTCGCCCTGATCGACGCCGATGATCAGGGCCGAACCGCCGTAAAGCCGTGCCTTGGTCAGGGCAGAGAGCAATTTGTGCTGCAGCCCGAACTCCTGCTCGGTGCGCTCCAGCTGTTCGATCTGGTCCTGCTCCGCCACCCAACTGCGCCAGGCGCGGGTGCAGTCGAACGCCGGCACTTCGACGATCTTGCGCGCCAGCCAGTCGCCGCGATAGGCGGCTTCCAGCTGTTGCGGGCTGAGCAGATTGAGGTAGTATTGCTGGCTGACCGACTTGTCGCGACCAAACAAACCGAAGCCGGCCAGGAAGTTGGAAAACGAATCAAACCAGCGCGGCGGGCCAGCAACAACTTCAGCCATTACGCCATCATGTCTTGCAGATACTGGCCGGACACCTCGACTTCCAACGTGTCGCCGTTGACCAGCTTGATGGTGGCTTTGTCGGGCGTGCCGGGCACGGCGTCCTTGGCCTCGACCTTGGGATGACCTTTCTTCGGTGCACGGCCGGTCGGGTTGGTCGCAGACGGCTCCTCGCCGGGATCATCCTCGACCTCGTCTTGCGCCGTGACCGCGGGCTCACCCGGCTCGCCGGGCACGAGTTCGACGCTGACGACGTTTTCCGCATTGACGACGTGTACTTTGCCGTCTTCGGTTGTTACGCGAAAGGTTCGTGGCATGTCAGGCTCCTTTTTGTCCTGGTCCTTATTTGCGTTGTTCGCACACGGTCAGGCCGGGATATTTCTTGGCGTAGGCGGCGGACACATAGGCGCCGGTCTTGGAATCGCGGCATTGCACCTTGCTCTTGGCGGCGGCGGCCGGAGTTGCGTTGAGCAGCAGGCAGAAGACTGTCGCCGCGAGCAACAGAAGTTTCATGTCGATCTCCTCAGCGTTTGGCAGAACAGGCAGGGTCGATAGACCAGCACGTTGCGCCATTTGTGCCAGTGCACGCGGCCGAGGCCGATATAGCGAAAGCCGATGCCGCGACAGCGACGGCAGGTCATGTCACCGCCGTCAGCATGGTGGTGAGGCCGAGGTGGCCGATGCGCGTGCTGCCCGCAAAACCTAACAGTTGCAGGATGACGTACACCACGACCAAAACCATGATTACCACCATCAGCACGTAGATGATGCGGCGGAACGGCTCCGGCAGCGGGATCAGCGGCAATAGCGTTTGTATCGCCCAGAAAATTACGCCAACGATAATCAGCGTGATGATGATGTAGACCAGCGCGGTGATGAGACTCATCATTTCCTCCGTTGCCAGCGCCGGATCAGATCGTGCGCGGCGTCATGCGCCATGACGCCGGCGGCAACTGCGATCGCCATAGCGATGAGGTTCAGCCAAAAGTGGCTCACCCGCCCGCCCATGCGGTGTTATTGCTGACCGGCGCCGCCAGCCGGCTCAGGTCCTGCGCTTGCGGCTGCTTGGCCAGCACCCACTCGTAGGCCTGTGCCAAGCCGATCGAATAACGCACCTGGCAAAACAGCGCCATCGCCAGCGGCGAATAGGTCAATCCTATTCTACAGTGCAGCAATGCGCTGCCGTTGGTCGGCCATTGTGCGAATAGCAGCCGCTCGATACGGGTCAACGCGTCATAATCGACGAACCCGTTTGCGCCGCAGATCGGAATGAAGTTGCAGCGCTGGTCAGGCGTATGCACTTGTTGGTCGACATTGATGCAGACAAAGCCCAACTGCTGCCGCACCACATTGCAGGTCTTGTTCGATCCGATCCACAGCCGCGGGACAATCTCAACGCCGTCCGTGGGGGTTACCATGGGCTACAGGTCGCCTTCCCAAGTTGATGGTGGCATAGCAAAACGTCCGCCCGGTCATCTGATTGGAGTAGACGATGCCGTACGCATTGAGCGGCTTCACCGGCGGCAGGCACACGGCGCCGTGCCAGATGAACCATGGCTGCTGCAGGATCGCGACCGCAATCAGCAGCGCTCTGACGCTTGCGCCCGCGCTCAGGGTTTTAGCGGGTTGACTTGCGTATTGGCGGCAATGGCGGCGCCGAGCGCGGCGGCCGAGGTGTTGAGCTGCGCGGCGAGATTGGTGAGCGCGGCGCTATCATTGTTGGCCACCGCGTCCGCCAGTTGCTTGGCAATGCCTTGAATGAGTTGGATCGCCGACTGTTCGAGATTGGTGTTCTGCGCGACTTGGGTCGTGAGGTCGTCGAGGGCAGCCATTTGTTGTTGCTCCTGGGTGATGAGTTGATTAACGGACTTCTGCAGGCCGGTGACGACGGCTTGCATGGCGCCAAGCTGGCCCATCAACGCGTTGAAATCTCTCTGGGTCCAGAAGTAGATCCCACCGACGTTGGCCATGTCTGCGTCGTCTCCTTCAAGCTCGAGATGCCAGCGCATTCAGCCACCGCCCCGCTCAATCGCTTTGGGGTCCCACAACGGGCGAATGACCCATTGTCCGGCACCTGATGAGATATTCTCGGTGGCCCAGAGTGCGGCCTCGTCGGCGGTCTTGAATGGGCCCCAGATGTTGGTCTGGCGCGGGGTGCGGGCGTGCAGGATGTAGCCATTGGGGCGGAAGCCCCCGTCGCTAGGCATCGCGCGCCACGAGAATCATTTCGACCTCTTCGACGATGACGGCGACGATCTTGGCCTCTACCGTTTTGGACAACCTGCGCCCCACGAACTTGCCCAAGCGCCGGTCTATTTCGCGCAGAAAACTCTGCTGCTCCTCCGCGCTAAAGGACGCAATGATCGTCTCGGTGCAATTGCGCGACTCGTCGCTAGCCATCCGGCTGCTCCAGCTCGTGCAGGATGGCCTCGTCGTCCTCAGCCACCTCGACCGGTGACGGCGCCACTTCCTGCAGCACCTGGCAGCCGCCGCTGCCGTCGACGATCGGCGTCACCCGCTTGATCGAGAGCTTGCGCATGTAGACCACGCGGCCGTTATGCTTGAGCGTCAGCGGGATGAAGGACGCCATGAGTCTTGCGCTCGAAGCTGATGTGCTCGGCCGGGATGGTCAGGGTGACGGTGTGGCCCGAACGCGCGTATTCTTCGTGATAGCTGACAAACCACAGCTGCTCATCGCCGATGTAGGCGCGGTTTTTCCCGTCGGCCTCGCGCACGATGCGGATCAGTTTGGGGAAATCACCCATGCTCACACCCCGATCACCCGCTTGCGCACCGCCCGGGCAATGCGCCGCTTGAGCTTCTCCTTGATCTTCGGCCCGGTAACCGACTGCTGCAGTTGCTCCTGCACCGGCGCCAACGCTGCATCGATACGTTCGCGCCCGAGCTGCTCCATTTGCGCATTCTTGCGCCCCAACTCGTCATACATGTCAGGATCAAACGGCGCTGTCTGCCCGGTATTGGCATCGACCAGGACCAGGCGGTCCTTACGATTGTCGATCAGCTGCTGCAGCTTGGCGCGCAGGGTCTCGGGATTGGTCTCGAACAGCATGTCGATCAGGATCTGGTAGCGCAAGTTCAGATCACCGGCGCGCAGTTCCATGGCGTCGAAGAACCGGAACGCTTCCATGATCTCGTCGCGGGTGACCAAGCGCGTCTCTTTGGCCTCTGCAGGCAGAGACGCCACCATCGGCAACGCCACCGCCGGTGCGGCCATGCGTAGCAAATGACGGCGATCCATCGCAGCCATGTCGTCCTCCTCAGATTATTGTTTTGTTTGGTAGTTTAACGTGCGCCGGTCTTTTGCTTGACCCAATCAAGCAAGTCATTGACGCTCTTGTGCGCCTTGTCCACCACCGTGCCAGCCCCATGCACGACATCCGCTGGCGATGTATGCGCCGCACGATCGAGCGCGTCCTTCAATGCCTGCGCCGCCTGCTTGACCGCTTCCAATTGATGCTTGGTGGCTTCACTGAGTTCGTCGCCGACTGTCATCGATTGCTCCTGCCATCTGCTAGAACTGGGTCCAATAAATAAACCCGGCGAGCGTGCCAGTGCCTACGGTTTGTATGCATAAGGCATAATTGTAATCCGCCACAGCTGAGCCGACGGTATCGACGCGATTGGAAATGACCGCATCGTTGGGTAACGTCAGATAAAACACCTGGGTCTGATTGATGGCACAGTTGGTGCCCTGCCCGGACAGCACAGAAAAATCCAGCGTGTTGCCTTTCTGGGAAAAGAAGAACCCGCACATATAGACGCGCTTGTCGGACGCCGGCACAATTTCGATCGGGCCGGTGGCGACGCTGTGACTGAAAAAGGTTTGGTTGTCACAGCCGTGCTTATCCTGCGCCTGGGCGGGGGCGACCAGCAACACGAGCAGCAATCCGGCCAGCAACAGCCGCACCATTCTGTCCTCCTGCTAGCTCGCCAAAGAGTCGATATTGTAGTAGCCATCACCCGTCAGCTTGGCGAAGGCACCGGAACAGGCATCGACCTGATCCTTGTATTTGCCGTTGGGAAACGCTTCCAGCTCGGCCAGCAAGTCGCCCTGCCACTGCCCTGCCAGCAGCCGCACGTTGCCGCCCTGCACCTGCGCGGCGAACGGCTCGGCCCTGATCTCCTTCTTGCCGGTGACGCGATCAGCAAACACGCGAAAGCCGCGCAGCTCCCTGATCGTCGCCTCGGCACTTTCCTTGCCGCCGGAGCCGGGCTCCTGCTCGACGTAAATCTCGTAGCCCCAGCCCCAGTTGTCGCGATCGATCTTGGCCCAGGCCCGGATCTGGTCCTCGCGCTCGAGCGCGCCCCAGCGGCCGCGCACCACATGCGCAATGACGTAACTCTTGTTCTTCATCGCATGCATCAGCACACCGGCCGTATAGGCGCCCTCGCCGCCCTCGGTGCCGGCCTTATCCCAGTAGCGCACCGTCTGCTTGACCTCGTTGCGATCAAAGATGCCCAAGGTGACCAGCTTGTCGATCGGGAAGATGCCGCCACCAACGACAATCGGATGTTGTTGATACTCCGATTCCCATGAGGTCTCGGTCATCAGGGTCTTGCGCTCGAGCAAGAACCGCAGCGGCTTCACCGCCGGGAACAATGCCTGGCCGCGCTTACGGGTCGGGGTGTTGGGCTCGCCCGGATTGCAATACTCGTCGTCCTCGGCGATGGCCGGGAAGCGTACAATCTTAGTCTGCGGAAACTTCTCCAGATAACGACCTAACAAATCATCGACATGCCACCTGGTCATCAGGATCAGCATGCCGGAATTAGCGGAAAAGCGGGCGCCGAAATCGTCAACAAACCAACTCCAGGTCTTCTCGCGCACCGCCTTGCTCATCGCCTCGGCGCGACCCTTGTGCGGATCGTCAATCACACCGAGATGCAATTCCATGCCGTTGATCGGACCGTCGACCGTGGTGTTCCTGAATGATCCGCGCTTCTCGACAAACTCGATCAAACTCTGATTACAGGCCCAGCCCTGCACATCGATGCGCGTCTCCGGGAACGCGCGCCGATACTTGTCCGCCTTGATCAGGCGCTGCAGGTTGGCATTGGAGGTGATGCCGAGATCATCCGAATAAGACGCGAAGATGATCTTCAGATCCGGGTTGATGCCCGCCACCCAAGCCATAAAATCCTGTGCGGCCCAACTCTTACCGTGCTGCGGCGGCGCCATCAGCGCCATCTTCGGCCGCTTGCCCGCCATCATGTCGTTGTAGAACTGCTGCAACTCCAGGCAAACCACCTGGATCCACCAGTTCCACTTCATGTCCGGGCGCATGTAACGCCTGAACGCGTAGAACTTCTCGCGCGCCTCGATGGCGGCACGCACCTCCGCCGCGGTGGCAATGACCTTGAGATCGTCGGGCGTCAGCTGCTCGGGACGGAGCTGCGCGGTGCCGTGCATTATGGCTCCGTGATGTACTGGGCGAGCAGGAAGTCGACGACGTCGAGCATGTTGGCCACTTGGCGGTGGGCGATGTCTGGGCCGCCTGGTTCGGTGCGCAGAGCGCGCAGCTCGATCAACAACTCGACGGCGCGTTTCAGGTCGGCGTCCGTCTTGCGCGACGTCGGCGGGTCGACCTGGCCGTGCTGCATCTTGCGCTCGCCCTCGACATTGCTCACGGTCGCACCTTCTTCCAGTTCATGTAGGCCGCCGCAAGCAAGGCACGGCGGAGCGCCCACTGCCGCCGCGGCCACGACCAATGCGGCCGCAGCATCACGTTGGGCACCCACTCAACCCCGTTCCACAGCACGAAGGCGCGCAGGTTCACCTAGCCCACCACCTCCAGCCGTTGCTGCGCCTTCGCCTCCTCCGCCGTCTTGGGCGCCGCCGGGAGCTGCAGCACGGTGGCGGTCTGGCCGACCTTGAGACTGTGCAGCAGCACGGTCTCGCCGTCCGACATCTCGATCGCGTCGTGGTGGGTGTGCGGGGTATCCACATTGATCTGGCGGAACCGCGCCACCTTGTGAACAAAGGTCTTGCTGCCGAAGCCGAGAATGGTGCTGCCGGTGGCGATGTTGTCGTCAAACGCCAGCTCAGTGCCCGGCATGACGCACACCGCCACATTGGCGTCGCCGGCAACCTCGGTGAACCCAACGCTGAGCGAATTGCGGAACTTGCTCACCACCAGCTTGTCACCGACCTTGGCCGGACGCGAGGCGAGGTGCTTAAGGCTGTAATCGCACATGGGTCGCTCCTTCGGTTAGGTTGGAATTCCGCTTTTGGTCGGTCGCTTAATCCGTCGATCGCAGACGAACTGTCGGTGTGCAGCCGCAATGCAGCGATACTGCCAGACGTTGCGGTCAATCACGCACGGGCTCCCGATCGGGGAATCCAGCGTGCAGGCCGCCACATAGGTCGTCGCTAAAAAGGCCAGCAAGTGCAACATGTCCTACGCCGCGCCCCGATCCTTCCAGGCCCGCCGCGCCGAAGTCTCGACGTCGCGCTTGAGCCGCGTCAGGTTGATCTCGAAATCCGCCTTGTTGTTGCTGACCTGCACCGCAGAAAAACCAACCATGGTTTGGCACAACAACAAAATATCGCGCCAGTCAAACTGCTGCGACTGCATCCAAGCCCCGAGCGCGCGCGCCGCCTGGCCGACCTCGTCCTCGCGCAGGCTCATTGCACCTCGCTATCCGGATCCCCAGGGATCATCTGCATCGGCATGTGCTCTAGGATCGTGTGCACGTCCTGGCGCAAGGTCTCCATCTCAGCCCGGACCTGGGCCAACTCCTGCAACAGCTCCTCCAGCAACTCCTGCACCGCCCGGTCCATCGCCATCACCACCGCCAGCCGCGATGCCAGCCCCAGCCCCAGCCGTGCCCCCAACGATGGCCCCAGCGCCAGCCGACGCCACGTCCCCAGCGGTTCCAGCGCCAGCCGCGATGCACCACCACCGGTGGCGCCCACACATGCCGATAGGCGTAGTGGCCGGCGCTGTAGGGATAGCCGCCAAGGCCGTCGGGCTGGGTGTAGTAGCTGCCGCCGTGATAGGCGCCGTATCGATACGCCCGCCGATAAACCCGCCGGGCGTGCCGGTAATGCATCCCGTAGGTGCCGCGGTAGACGCCATACCCGCGCCAGCCATGCCGCCACACCACTGCGGCGTCAGCCGTGCTCACCGTCACCGAGGGTAACCACGAGGACCATGAGGGTGGCGAGGACAGCGAGAGCGGCGCACACGCAAACATCGCTGTTGCAAAGATCAGCCATGC